AATAGGAGCAGATAGTGGCATCAACAGCACAAATCAATGTAGTAGCGGATACAAGCCAAGCAGAACGTGCGCTGGGCAATGTCACTAGTGCTCTTAAAGGCATTGCGGCAATAGCCATAGGCGGTGGCATTGCTAAACAGATATTAGACATTGCTAGTGCCAGCGGAGAACTTACTAATAAACTAATGAGCGTCAGCAGTAACATGGCTGAAGTCAATGGTAAGTTCAGTCTCCTAGCATCTACTGCCAAGGCAACAGGTAGTAACCTAGGCGGAACTATTGATCTATTCCAGAAACTAGCACAGAGCGCAATCTTTGCAGGTTCCAGTGATGAAGCATTGGCCAAAGTTGTTGAAAACTTTAACAAGACGCTACAAATATCTGGTAGCACAGGTCAAGCCGCTGCCGCAAGTTTATATCAGTTCTCACAGGCAATGATTTCAGGCACCCTAAGTGGTGATGAGTTTAGAAATCAACTAGAGACCAACGGATATTTTGTTAAACGTCTAGCAGATTCTATCACTGGTGGTAGCATTCCTGCTCTGCGTATGATGGCTGAAGAAGGCAGACTAAGTGCTGGTATTGTTGCCAAAGTCTTGTATGAAGATACACAGATCACTGAAAAGTATGCCAATACCGTTAGAACTATACCGCAGGCATTTGAAAACTTAAGAACAAGTGTGATGGAGTCATTCCGTGCATTTGATGAAGCCACAGGAGCCAGTGATAAGTTTGTCCAAGTGTTAGATTTAATAGCAGCCAACGTCAATGTTGTTGTGGCTGTGGCCGCAGGCTTATTTGCGGCATTTGCAGTTGGTAGAATCATTGCTATTGCTACTGCTTTATATGAAGTAGTTGCGGCCTTACGTGCTGTGGCTATTATGGAAGCAATAGCATCAGGTGGATTAACTCTAGTTGCCGCTGGTGCAGCCGCATTCCTTGCCTACAAGTTAGTAGACGAAGAGATGGCAAAAGTTGTTGCTAGACATGAAGAAGAAAAGAAAAAGATTGAAGAAGTCAATGCTGAGAAAAAGAAAGCAGGCCTAGTTGTTGATAATCCAAGAAGCAAACAGGCAATGGAGCTTGATAAAGCATTACAACTACAGATTGGCACCCTTAGAGGTATTAACAATGAAGAAGCCAAGTTAACTGGCATTCGTAGTTTATCTGTTGAAATAGAAAAAGAAGTTGCCAAAGAAAAAGAAAAGTATGTAAAGACTGGCTTTACAATGAATGCCGCTGAAGAAGCAGGCCTAAGAACAGAAACACAACGTAAGATTCTAAATGAAGAACGTGTCACAGTCAACAAACAGTTGATGGACATTGCCGCACAGAATCTACAGTATACTACACAAGACGTCAATGAAGGCGCTATTGCTGTTCAGTTAGAACAGTTCCGCTTGACAGTAACAAAAGAAACATTTGATCTACGCAAGGCAGAGTTTGAAACTGCTATTCGCCATACCAAAGAACTTGCCGCTCAGTATGAGATTACCAAGAGTAACAATGCTGAAATGGCCAAAGCCAAGATCAGTGGTATCATTGATCCTAAAGCCGCACAGATTGAACTAACCATATTAGACCGCCGTAATCAATACGGTAGTGCCTATACTGCTGAACTAGAAAAGCAAGATCGTCTTGCACAGGCACAGTTGTTTGATCTACAACAACAAATGGCTGTTCAGAAAACCCTAGGTGATTTGACTAGAGCACAGACTCCAAGTGAAGTTGCCACACGTGCCGCTGGTGCATTTGGTGGCACACAAGAAGGCATGGCAGTAGAACAAGCACGTCAACAAGAAGCAGTTAAACTCTTACGTGACAAAGGCCTCATAGATGAAAAGTCATATGCTGATCAGCGTGTGTTGATGGAGAAGTCAGCACTAGATCAAATCTTAGCCTATGAACAGAACGTTGGTGAACAGCGTATGAAGATTGCTGGCGTTACCAATCAAGGCATTATAGATGCTGTCAAGGCACAACAGGCCAATGTTCAAATGATGCAACAAGGTGGAGTTGTTGGAGCACAAGGCGTATTAGGTGCAATGGACAATATCTTTGCATCAATGGGTGCTCATAACAAGCAGGCATTTGAAACACACAAAAAACTAGCAGTTGCACAGGCCTTGATATCAACTTATCAAGCGGCCACTGCGGCATTGGCATTCCCTCCAGGACCACCAATCAGCTTTATCTATGTAGCAGGTGCTATTGCCGCTGGTATGGCACAGATTGCCAACATCAACAGCCAACAATACTCAGGTAAAGCCAAAGGTGGTGGAGTTGCAGGTGGTATGAGTTATATCGTTGGTGAGAAAGGTCCAGAACTGTTTACTCCAAGCGTTGGTGGTAACATTACTCCTAATGACAAGATGGGATCAGGTGGAGGTGTCAATGTAAACTTCACAATCAATGCTGTTGATGCAACAGGCTTTGACACATTGTTGGTCAATCGCAAGGGTGTTATCACACAGATCATCAGCGATGCCATGTTAGAAAAAGGACAACGAGGACTATAAGATGTCAGGAAACTTTAACTCATCAACCAATGTTGGTTTCACAGCAGTCAACTTCCAAGTTGTTGCTCCAACATTAACAACAGAATCATTTAGCGGTAAGGTGCGTCGTATTGGTCAAGGACACCAATACTATACTTTTGGAGTTAAACTACCTCCACTAACACCTTATCAGTTTGGTCCAGTGGCCGCTTTCCTAGCAGGTCAATACGGACAAGTGGATAGTTTTACAATCCAACTACCACATCTAAGTTATAATACGGGAGCGAATGCTGCCTCTATAGGCAGTCCTGCGGTCTTAACGTCTGGGGCTGCTCTAGCCGTAGGCAGTAAGAGTGTGAACATAGGTTATATGGGCACAAACAAAACTCAGACGTTAAGAGCAGGCGATTATTTTAAGTTTGCCAATCACGACAAGGTCTATATGGCCATTGCTGACCTAAACTCAGGTAGCACAGGTCAAGGCACACTTTATTTTGCTGGTAGTCTAGTGACTGCGGTGCCAAATGGAACAGGTATTGTGCATGACAATGTGCCATTTACAGTTATCATGGATAGTGACATACAAGAATATTCACTAGGCTCAGGCGGTATGACACAGTATGAGTTTAAATGCCGTGAGGTCTGGTAATGCAGTCATACTCACAAAACATTCGTGATCAAATCTATAGACCTAATGTGTTTTCAGTGGATCTTATTGAACTACACCTAATCAGTGGAGCACAATATCTCTGTTCAGGTCCCTACAATATTAGTGTAGACACTGATACAGCGCCTAACGCAGGAGTCAATGTCTACACAGCACAAGGTTCCTTTATACAGTTTGGTGGTATCAGTGAAGACTTTGATGTAAAGGTTGGCAAGCTGTCAATAGGCCTGAGCGGTCTGACAGGACTTGTCAGTGTATTCACAGACAACACGGTAACTGCAAGACGTGTTGTCTTATATCGTTGTTTCTTAGATCTCAATACAGGTGCAGTTGTTGATAGTCCTATCATGTTATTTGACGGACAAATCAACAATGTCTCAATCAGTGAAGCCGCAAGAACAGCCAGCATTACCATTGACTGTGCTAGTTTATTTGCAGACTTTGAAAGACAAAGCGGACGTAAAACCAACAACGATGCCAACTGGGCCTTCCAAGGTGTTAAGTATGATACAACATTTGAAAAGTCTGGGATTGTTAAAAACTCAGACCTGTTATGGGGAAGAACAAGTTGATAGTAAGAAGAATGAGAACAGACGAGTTGGACTCAACCTTAATCGCATTGGAATATATGCTTGATGAGGTTGAACTACCTGGCTACGACTATACTGCCACAGTAGACAACATTAGAACCTACAATATCAAAGCGGATCATGTATGGTTTAATGCCTATGAAAATACTCGTGTGGTTGGCAGCATAGGTGCTTACATTTACCAAGACGACTGGAGTTTAAATATTTCAGCACACATACAATATTTCTATGTTCTACCTAGTCATAGAGATACCACATGTGCCAAACAACTAGTTGAAGAAGTGCAAGCGTGGGCAAGAAACATTGGAGCCAAGAAGATGACTGCCAATCAAGGCCCAATACAGTATCTAAATGACACATTAACATTGGCCAATATGTCAACAGAAACTCATTATATAAAGGACTTATAATATGGGATGGAATCCGTTTAAGGCCATTGGCGATGCGATTAGTGGTGTTGTTCGTGGCGTAGTTGATGTAGTCAAGAGCGTAGTATCAGCAGTTACCTCTGTAGTAAGTGCTGTGGTTGGATTTGTTGTCCAACCGTTTATGAATATGCTTGGCGGTGCAATGCCAAATGCCGCACAGGAAGCAGAAAGACAACAAGGTGTTACCATCACCAAGATGAGTGGTGGTGACGGATCAGTTCCTGTAGTCTATGGCCTGCGTCAAGTTGGCGGACAGGTTGTATTCTACACAACAGGCAGTGACAGTAACAAATATCTATGGGTATTATATGTTCTGAGTGAAGGTCCTATTGAAGGCGTTTATGACATTGCCATTGATGACGAAGACGTTACCACTGCTACCCTAATCAGTAATCTAAACTCAGGTGTTATTGGTGACGTAGACAAAGATAAAAGTCGTTATACTGCCAAGAGCAGTTTCCAACTATGGCACGGTGACTACAAGGACATTCCAAGTCAGCTGTCAACTGCCACAGGCGGACATCTACTAAGTGATGCACCAGGTTGGAAATCAACTAACGTAATGAATGGCTGTGCTTGTCTAATGGCTCGTTACGAAATGAAGAAAGTAACCACACAGGCGGAAGCAGACAACAACCCTTTCCGTGGTGGTGTGCCAAATATCAAAATCACTATCATGGGTCGCAAGGTTGCCAGTCTTATTGACACCAATCAATCCAACTATGAATACGGTGCAGGCGGTTATGTTGAACGTTACTCAACCAATCCTGCTGAATGTCTACTTGACTACTTGCGTAATCCACGCTACGGCAAGGGACTTAAGAACAGCGAAATACATTGGGATAGTTTCCAAAAGGCCGCTAACAAGTTTAATCAAAACGTAGA